CTCCTCGCGTTGTTTGGTCGCGATTTTGAGGTCGCACTAGATATTGCGCAGCTTGAAGCGGTCTGATACCCCATGTGGTCAGACCCGCCGCATGATTTGCGTCGGGAGGCCACTGGCGGACGGAAAACGCTGCGGCTAGGCCGCACGCCAACCCTGGAGACCATCAGGTCTCTGCGCCGGTTAGCCACGCCACCCCAACCGAGACCCACCCTCATGACGCCGCTCGCGCTGCTGTGGACGTGCCTGTTCGTGTTGGTGAGACCGGTCGCCGCGCAGCATCCGGCGACGAAGACTAGCTGAAACCATTCAAAGGAATTCAAATGGCCCGTGGAGGCGCTAGGACGGGCGCTGGACGGCCAAGAGGCTCCGCGTCGCAGAAGACCCGCGAGATTGCAGACAGGGCCGCCAGCGAGGGAATTACACCCCTCGACTACATGCTCAGCATTCTGCGGGACACCGAGGCCGACAAGGGCCAGCGGTTCGAGGCCGCCAAGGCTGCGGCGCCGTACATCCATCCCCGCCTGTCCACCATGGACGCGACGATCGACGGCGGATTGAGGATCGAGATTGTCGACGACGCTGACGGTTAGGCTGCCGAACAACTGGATCCGCAGACCGTATCAGCAGCCGCTCTGGAATTACCTCAGGGCAGGCGGCCTGCGAGCGGACGTGGCCTGGCACAGGCGGGCCGGCAAGGACGACGTCTCGCTGCACTGGACGGCCATCGCGGCCATGAAGCGCGTCGGCACCTATTGGCACATGCTCCCGGAGGCGACGCAGGCCCGCAAGGCGATCTGGGAGGCGGTCAACCCGCACACCGGCAAGCGCCGGATCGACGAGGCCTTCCCAAAGGCGATCATCGACGCCCGGCGCGACAATGACATGCTGATCCGGTTCAAGAACGGGTCGACGTGGCAGGTGGTCGGCTCGGACAACTACAACAGCCTCGTCGGGTCTCCCCCGGTTGGGGTGGTCTTTTCGGAATGGTCGCTCGCCAAGCCCGACGCCTGGACGTATCTGCGCCCGATCCTGGCCGAGAACGGTGGATGGGCGGTGTTCATCTGGACCCCGCGGGGTCGCAACCACGCCACCCGCGCGTTCGAGGCCAGAGAGCGCGATCCGGAGTGGTTCACGCAGCGCCTGCCGGCCACCGAAACGGGCGTGTTTAGTCCCGAGCAGCTGATCAAGGAAAAGGCCGAACTGATCGCCGAGGCGGGGTCCGAGGAGGAGGGCGCGGCCAAGTTCGCGTCCGAGTACCTGGTGGACTTCGACTCCGCAGTGCCCGGCTCGTATTATGGCCCGCTGATCGCCAAGGCCCGCGAGGAGAAGAGGGTCGGACCATTCCCGTATGATCCTGCGCTTCTGGTCAAGACCGCCTGGGACATCGGCGTCGACGACTACACCGCAGTGTGGTTTCTGCAAGAGAACGGCAAGCAGGTTCGGGCGATCGACTATTTCGAAACCTCTGGCGAGGGGCCAGAGGCGGTCAAGGCCTACATGGACACTAAGCCGTACAAGTACGGGCAGCATTTTCTCCCCCACGATGTCATGGTTCGCGAGTGGGGCGGCGGCGCGAAGACCCGATACCAGACGCTTCTGGAGATGAAGATCGCGCCGATCCGCGTTGGCGTGGCGCAGGACCCGGCCGAGCGGATCAACGCCAGCCGCCGGCTCCTGCCCGTCGTCTCGTTCGACAGCGACCGGTGCGCCGTGGGGCTCGACAGGCTTCGCAACTACGCCAAGCGCTGGAACGCCTCGCTCAGCACCTTCACCGGCCCACGGCACGACGAGAACAGTCACGGCGCGGACGCCTTCGGTGAGTTCGCCGTCAACTGCGCCATCGTGCCCCCGAAGCCCGCCACCGCACCCCGCGAACCGCCAGACTACGGCCACGGCCGACGACACGAGGAGGCCGAGGGTTCATGGAAAACGGCCTGACCGAAGCGCCTGCAGTCACGGCCGCCACGAAGGAACCCGACCTCGCCGCCCTTCGCCGGATGTACGAGGAAAGCCAGACGCTGACCCGCGAAGGCCGCCTGCGCAGCCAGACCGACGAGGACTACTACCACGGCTACCAGCTCACCGCGGCTGAGAAGCGCGTACTCCGTAAACGCAAGCAGCCCGAGAACGTCTGGAACTTCCTGCGGCTGTGGATCAACGGCACGCTGGGCGTGATCAAGCAGGGCCAGACGGACCCGCGCGCCTATCCCCGCAACCCGCAGGACGAGGACAGCGCCGACGTCGCGTCCAAGACGCTGCGCTTCATCGCCGACAAGAACGACTTCGACGCCCTGAAGATCGAAGCGGCCCGCGACTACCTGGTGCCCGGCACCTGCGCGGCGATCTTCGAAGTGGATGAGGATCATCAGATCGTCGCCACCCAGATCCGTTGGGAGGAGTTCTTTGCCGACCCGCGCTCCCGTCGCGACGACTTCACCGACGCCCGGTTCATGGGCGTGGCCAAGTGGCGCTGGAGCGACGACGTCGCGGCCGAATATCCTGACAAGAAAACCGACGTGGAAGCGGCGATGGACTCCGGCGGCTTGTCGTTCGATGACACCACGCAGGACCGCCCGTCCGACGCCTCCAACGTCGTGGCCTGGGTCGATAAGACCAAGCGCCGGATCATGGTCGTGGAGATGTACCACCGCGAGGGCAAGGAATGGCAGCGCTGCGTATTCCATGCCGGCGGCTGCCTGGAGTACGGCCCGAGCCCCTACCTGGACGACAAGAAGCGTCCCTGCTGCCCGATCGAGGCGCAGTCCTGCTACGTCGACCGCGAGAACAACCGGATGGGTATCGCGCGGGACATGATCGGTCCGGCCGATGAGATCAACAAACGCTCGGCCAAACTGCTGCACGAACTGAACACCCGCCAGGTGCAGGAGATCGCGCAGGGCTCCGGCATGGGGTCGGCGGATGAGGCCCGTGCGGAGGCTGCGAAGCCCGATGGGGCCATTCCTTCGGGCTGGCAGGTGGTTCCCCGCCAGGACGTGGTTGCGGGCCAGGAGCGGCTGCTGCAGAACGCCATCGCCTCGGGCGAGCGGTTCGCGCCGAACCCGGCGATCCTCGGGCGCCAGGGCGAGAACCAGTCCGGCCGGGCCAGCCAGATCCGCCAGCAGGCGGGCCTGACCGAACAGGCGATCATCTTCGGTGGCATCGAGGACTGGGAAAAGCGCTGCTACCGGCAGATGTGGAGCCGGGCGCGGCAGTTCTGGACGGCCCCCGACTGGGTGCGGGTGACCGATGACGAGGGCTCCCCGGAGTTCATCGGCATCAACCAGCCGCCGACGATGAAGGGTCCGGACGGCAAGCCGATGACCGGGCCTGACGGCAAGCCCGTGCAAGGTCAGCTGATGGCCGATCCTGCGGCCCAGCCGGGCGAGGACGGCACGGTCCCGCCGATGATGGAGCAGGGCAAGCCGGTGTTCCAGATGCCGGACGGGACCAAGGCCCTGGGCTATGAGAACGCCCTGGCCGAACTCGACGTGGACATCGTCATCGACACGGTGCCGGACACCGCCAACCTGCAGGCCGAGCAATTCGAACTACTGGTCAAGCTGGCCGAGATGTATGGGCCGCAGGAAGTGCCGTTCGACGACGTGCTTGAGGCCTCCACCATGCCGAACAAGCGCAAGGTCATCGAAAAGCGCAAGGCTCGCCAGGAAGAAGCGGCCAAGGCGCAGCAGACCAGCCCGCAGGCGCAGCTGCAGCAGCGCAACGCCGAGGCCACGGTCAGCAAGACCGAATCCGACGCGGAGCTGAACGCCGCGAAGACCGCCAAGACCCAACTTGAGGCTGCTGAGATTGCCCAACGGCAGATGATGCCGCCTCAACCTACGCCGCCGCCGGGCGAAACCGGGCGTCTCGCTACCGTCGCAGCGTAACGCGACGAGCCGCCGCCGGGCTTCCGGGCGTTTCGGGCCGCCACCGACATGGGCGGGGATCACACATGAGCAACCTGGACTTCCTCGACGCCCCTGAGGGCGCTGAAACCGCTGCGCCGACGCCTGTCGCCGAGCAACCCGCCACCCCTGCGCCGGAACCGTCCACAGACGGCCCTGCGCGCGGTCCTGACGGCAAGTTCGCCCCGAAGGCTACCGATGAGCCGCCAGCCCCGGCAACCCCGCCGGAAGCGGCCTCAGCGCCTGCCGCTCCCCAGGAACCTGCGACCCCGCCTCCCGGCTTCGTGCCGATCGCGGCCTTGCAGGAAATCCGCCGGGAGATGCAGGCCATGCGCCAGCAGCAGCCCGTCACCCCACCGCCGGACCCGATTGACGATCCGGCCGGATACGAGGCGCACCAGGAAGACCAGCGCATCGCCCTCAACGCCCAGTGGTCGCACAAGCTTGCGCTGGCCACGCATGGTGAAGAGGCGGTGACGAAAGCCCAGCAGTGGGCTGAGCAGCGGTTCGAACGTGACCCGGTGTTCCGCCAGCAGTCGCTCGCTCATCCCGATCCCTTCGGCTTCGCCATCGCCGAGCACCAGCGTGACCAAGCGCTGCAACTGTTCGCCGATCCGAAGACGCTCGACGCCTTCCGCGCCTGGCAGGCGGCCCAGATGGGCCAAGCGCCGCCGCCCGTCCCGAACGCGGCTCCCGTAGCCATTCCGCAACCCCCGACGCCTCCACGATCCCTCGCCGCCGCGCCCAGCGCAGGCGGCGCCAAGCCGGGCGCTACGCCCGCGGGGCC